TGTTTGACCCGCAGGAAGTACAGAACGACATCGTGAATCTTTCGGTAGACACGATGGGACAGGCTATCCCGGAAACCTTTGCAGACCCACAGGTATTAGATTTCGATCAGTATTCGAAGACTCGTCGTAAGCCCGGAATGGTTACGCAAGCTAAAGCATTAGCGGGCCGCGCGATGGCGGAAGGATTCTTCACTACACGCACCGCCACGATGTCGCAGGAAATTGATAAGTTCGACTCTAAAGTCCAACAGTATTCTCAGCTTTTAGTCGGAGCATTTCCTTCGATCTACGGTGGTACGATTCAGGGCGGGAGTAAAACGTATGCCGAATACGCGGCGAGTAGACAGCAGGCGTTACAAAGACTGTCATTGATTCATAAGGCCGCGACAAGATGGTACGCAAAGATCATGAGTAAGTGCGTACCTATCTACGTTGATTCTCTGTTGGAAGACGAAAGATACACCGCTACTGTTGGTCCGGGAGAGTTCCTTAACTTATCAATTCAAGCCGATGCGGTTCAGGGTAGGATTGGACACGTAGAACCTTCGGCGGGCAATACATTACCGATGAGTTGGGGTCAGCAGCGTGATGTCATCATGGAGTTACTTAAGCTCAACTCGGATGAAATCAATGCTGTGCTTTTCTCCCCTGAAAACACGCACATGTTAGTTAGGTTATCAGGCTTACCCGATCTGAAGATTCCGGGTGATGAAGCAAGAACAAAGCAGTTCAGGGAAATCCTGCAGATCATTTCTCTTTCACAAGACTCAGACGATATGGGTCCAGTGTCAGCTACGGGAGAAGTTATCTCTCCAGTCAGAGTTGATCCGATTGTAGATGATCATGCGGTCGAAGCTCAGATCTGCAAGGCATTCTTACAGTCGAAAGAAGGTCAGGACCTTAAACTAAATAGTCCTAAGGTCTATTCGTTAATTCTTGCACATCACAACGAACATGTGCAAGCTACGAATTCCGGGGCGAGAACTCCCGCATTAGGTAACGCGCAAGGTGGACAGCCATCAGAAGGTACACCAACACCGCCGCCTAATGTTAATACTCCCGCTCCGATGGAGCCGTAACAAATGCCACAGCCGCCTATTGAAGAAACTCGTGGTAATGACTTAGCTATTCTTCGTGGTGATGATGACGAACCAGCGAAGGCGGTTAAAGATTCAGAACCCGAAGTCGAGGAAGAAGAGTCTGAAGATTCGGACGACGACATCGTTTTAGATGACGATGAGGAAGAGTCTAAGCCTGAAGAGGATTCGGATACCGATGACGAAGAAGAGGAATCAGAGGACGAGTCGGAAGACGAAGAATCGGATGAGAAGGTTGGCACTGGCTACGGCAAGCCAACTTATCGTCAACTCACCGCCAAGTATCCTAAACTCTTCAAAGACTTCCCAGGACTTAGGTCAACCTTCTTTCGTGAGCGTGATTACTCCAAGCTCTTTCCAACAGTGGAAGACGCTAGGGAAAGTTACGAGCAGCTAAACAATCTCAAAGCCGGTGAGCAACGTATTTCGCAAGCGGACCCCGGTGATTTTATTGACTTGCTGGGCGAGTACGATGTAAACAAGCAGCGGAAATTCATCATGGATTTCCTTCCCGCGTTGTTACATAAGAATCGCCCCGCATTCCAAGCGGTGACTGAGCCTGTCATCAAGCACATGATCAGAAGTGCCTACAATGATGCCAAGCGTAACGGGAATAAGAACCTTATGGACTCCGCACTTAACGTTCACGAGTGGGTATTCGGAGATGATAAGGTAGAAGAGCCTGCTAAGTCTACTCGGCAAGATAATTCTCAAGCCGAAGACCCTGAAAAGGTGAGACTTCAGCGGGAGAACCAAGAGATTCTACGTGGTCAGCATCAGAACTTTGTTGATTCGATTCTGTCCACTTCGTCGAAGTCAATCAGCAACATCATTTCGAAGAATCTCCCGGATGATGTTACAGATTTCTTAGGTCGCTCGATTACGCGTGATTGTATGGACGAACTCGCAGCCGTCCTTCGAGATGACCCCGCTCATCGTTCCAATATGGAACGGCTTTTAAAGCAAGCAGCGAGCAATCGCTATAGTACGGAGTGGAAGGACAGGGTACAATCCGCGTATCTGTCGCGCGCAAAGTTAGCACTCCCCGGAATCATTAAGAAAGTTCGATCTGCTGCACTTAAAGGTTCTAATGGCAAGGCTCGACCTTCTACACATAAGCGTGCGACGGGAAGTGATTCTAAGGTTGCTTCCGGCCGTAACGTAACAGTGAATAAGGATAAGGAATCCGCCGTTAGATCCGGTAAGATGAAAGAGATCGACTTTCTCAATAGTTAGCAGCTTTATAACTAGGGAGAAAACGCGTGCCAGCTCAGCCCCTTAACCCGCAGAACGTAGCCGATACACTTGCAGTTCAGCTGGAGCGTATCGAAAAGAAGATCTCGGTCCTGTACGAGGTAGAAGATACCTTCTATTCTCAGGTTGAAAAGTCAACCGACGCCGTACAGGTAAACACTCGGGACATGAAGATTCCCGTCCAGTTTGCTCCGGGCGGATACTTCGGTCAGTACAATCCCGACGGTGGCAATCTTGGACGCGGTTCCGGTCCTCGATACGAAAACGCGGTCATTCCCATTGTTGACTTTCGTTACGCTTTAGAGTGGACGAAGAAGTCGGAATGGGCGACAAGTGGTTCCACGCAGGCCATTATCAATACGTTCAACAAGAACATGGCCGCGGCAATGCCACACTTCCGGGCGCATATGGATTCCATGTGCATGACCGGAGGTAACGGTGTTCTCGGAACCATCACTGCGTATTCGACATCAGCGGGTGTTGATACGGTTGTGCTCGACGTGGACTTCGGTGTTAAACTTTTGATGGAAGGTCAGAAGATTAACATCTATAACTCCGCATTGACCACACAGAAGACGGTCCTTGGTGAAGAACCGGAAATCTCTTTCCGTGATGTTCCGACCAAGACGATTCGATTCGCCGCGGTAACTCCTGTTCCCGCTGTTGGCGATAAGATCGTGATTGAAGGCGTCTCAGGTGCATCGCCTGTCTCATTACTCGGTGTTCCATATCACGTTAACAATGCTTCAACGGGAACGTGGTTAGGATTCACTCGGTCGTCAACTCCAGCGATTCGTGCATCGCGCGTTGATGCAGGCGGTTCTGGATTGTCTTTGCCATTCCCACGTTTGGCTCTTAACTTGTTAGGCGATAGATCTAACAACACCATGAAGATGCCGAACGTGAAGGCATGGATGCATCCGGCTCAGGCGGCGGCATACGAATCGCTCGGTATGCTCGTCACCACGATTGATAAGGATGCCTCGTCTGGTCAGGGAATGGATTTGTATTTCGGCGGTAAGATGACGATGGCTGGCGTTCCTATCCAGCAGTCGTACAAGTGGGATAAGCGCCGAATCGATTTCCTGAACATGGATTCTTGGGGACGTGCTGAACTCAAGAAGCCGGGATTCTACACTTCGGATGGTCGTAAGCTGTTCGAGGTTCGTGGTGCAGACGGTGGCGTGGTAACTTCCACGTTGCTGTATCTTGTGGCGTCGTGGAATCTGTTCACGAGCAACCCACAGGAGAACGCATACATCGATAACTTAGCGATCCCAGCAGGATACGCTTAATAAGTTATCGGGGGATACTGATGGAGCTTATAGACATCCTGATTGATAGAATGCAACGACGTACCCGATTCGACGACCCCAATGGTTGTTGGTTATACATTGGGCCTACGGCAGGACCGGGATACGGTCAGGTTGGCTATAAGCTCCTGAAGTTTTACGTACATCGTGTGGCAGCAGCGAAGTACCTTGACGTTCCTATTACAGGAAATCACGTCGTAGCACATAGATGTGATGTGAAGAAGTGTTGGAATCCTAATCATCTTTTCATTACAACTCAGGCAGGCAATCTGCAGGATATGTATGATAAGGATAGGGGACGATTTCTTCTTAGGGGACGCTCAGATACTTGTATAAATGGCCACGTTCGTACATCAAGTAATACGTATGAATGGAATGGTCAGTTACAGTGTACTGCTTGTAGGGACGAACAACGGCGTAAACCCAATAAGTTAAAGGCTCTCCGT